CCTTTTGGCAATTTTCTGAGCTGTTTCTGCCATAGATCATTCCTCCTTTTCATATTTCAAAATAATCTGAATTGTGTATATGCCCCGCTTGCCTGACGGGTCAAGCTCCATGAGCATTGCATTTTCCGCCGTGATCTCAATGGCAGTACAGCCGTCGGGCATATCGGGCAGATCTCCTGCATCGGCAGCAGCGTCGAACCAACGCTGCAAGCGTTCCAGAAATGCACTGTTTTTCAGTCTGTCTGCGTCCAGCACGGCGAATTTGCGTATGTTTATCTGACAGATATACTGACGTATCTGTGTGCCGTCAACATATTCGTCCACAAGATTATCGGTATCGGGGAAAATGCCGTAGTTATCGTTATCCGCATCTGTCCAGTCGATGTGACGGTGTTTGCTGTCAAATTCGGACATAAGGGGCACAGATGCAATATGATCCCTTATGCCTTCTATTATGCTGCTGACCGTATTATCGCCTCCTTGCCTTTGCTCCCGCAAGCTGTGCGGCACCGTTCAGGATATCGGACTTGTGCGCCGCTTTCATGCGCTCGAACCATAACCGTCCACGCAGTCCTCCACGGGACATTCCGCCCCTGCCCATGCCAGCGTTACCGTAATACTGCGGCTTGGCATATACGGTATTGTAGCGCACATATCCGCTGCCGTAAACAGTTCCGATAGCACGCTTAAGGAGACCGCTGAGAAACGGCACATACTTATCGCAGTATGATACCACCTTGCTGTCGATGTACTTCTGTACCTTGCCGCCTCTTTCAACACCCCTTTTGCGGAGGAGCTCCTCGGCGGAGTCTATCTGTATGATAACACCCATTACTTAGCACCTGCCTTTATGTGCTGCATATCTCTGCTGCCGTATCGGTTAACGGCAACAGATGTTATTCTCAGCGCCGCACCGCAGATAACAGCAGGGTCAACATTCTCATCGACACCGCCCATCACAACAAAATCCCCGATGCGTACATCTGTATCAACATCGGGAAAATATATTGCAGCGCTGTCTGCATTTTCAGCTCCGTATTTTTTGACTTCCTGCGCATATACGTCCTGCCACATTACCGCAGGAACATATAAATAAACAGGATCCTCGCCGTCCGCAAGGCGTATCACGGTACAGTCGGTATTGGTCGTCATATCCATTTCACCGCCTTGATCACATCGGGGATATACAGCTCTGCGATATCATACAGCCGCTCATCGGCGGACTTGACATCTCCCGAAGCATAGCTTACGGAATACTCACCCACTTTTTCCGATGTCTTTGAATATGCCGCTCCCGTTTCGGTGCGGTAATATTCATCTGTCAGTGCACAGGCACAGGTCATGAGCCGCCGTGCAAGAGAGCTTCCCTCAGCAGGCAGACCGTTTTTCTCGAACAGGAAATCCGTCTGATTATCAATATACGCCCCCGCTTTTTCAGCGTAGGGCGTATAATCATTTTCACTGAGCTTGCCGTGATAAACCTTGCTGTAATAGCTGTAATCAGCGTACATCTTACTCATCCTTTCTGCCGGGCGGCTTCTTGGGCTTACGCACCTTTTCGGCAGGTGATGTCCTGACAGGCTCTGTTCTTCCGACAGTTTTCATGTTTCCACCTCCGTCATCCGGCATAATGCAGATAAATGCCGCTGCGCTTGTTTTCAAACACATCGGCAAGACCATAGGCACGGAAGAAGAACAGCCAGCTGTCGCTTGACTGATTTTCCTCGGGTGTGATGACCTTGTTCACGGTGTGCTTGGGGTACTGGATCACGGCAGACTTTTCGATCACCATGAAATTGATAGGCTTGCCCTCTTCGGATACCTTTCTGTAATACTTGCCTGCTTCCCACGATGCAGTAGATGCAACAGGGGTATATACACCATCGGAGACGGTGTAATAGTTTGAGTAATTTGATGTCCAGTCATCAGGCTGTGAGGCAGTGACCTCATACTTTGCCGCAGCTTTCTTGTAGCCGCCTGCCTTTTCGCCGTCACTCTTGCCGTCAGCCATATCAATGGCGGTGTAAAATCTGGACTGGGGTACCTTTACAACCTTTGAGAAGCTGTCAAGTACAGCCTTGGACTTGGTGGTATCCACATTGTTTGCGGCATTAAGCAGTGTAGGAGTGATAAACAGCACCCTGCTTTCGGTTGCGACCTCGGCTTCGTCCATTTCCGACTGTGCTGCGATCAGAGCGCTGATAACATCATTGCCGCCGGTGAGCGAGCCTGTTTTAACAGAGATATCTTTCTGTGCCGCATAGGTTGCGAAGCGGAACGCATCAAGCTCAGGCACTGTTTTTGTGCGGACAAATTCCGCCGCCAGTCTGCCGAATGCAAGACCTGCGGTCTCCTCGTTGTCCATGTTATCAACGCTGAAACGTCTGCCACGGTCATAGTTGAAGGTAACGGTCTCATTGGTGAAGTTGGTATCGCCATCTACATAGCCGCTTGAACGGGAATAGTCTGCAAGACCGTCCATGGTAAGCTTGGGAATGATGAGCTCATTGGCATTTGCTCCCGCTCTGACCAGTGTGCTGTCACTGTCCAGAACAGAAGTGCAGGACGCAAGCTTATACACCTCGTCCAGCCTGTCGATGAATTTTGAGAATTTTGTAATAGCGTTAGGCATAATTTTTCCTCCCTAAATAAATCACTTGGTTTCAGCGGGCAGACCCATAACGGCTCTGATCTGAGCGTCCGATATTGTATCGGTAGCTCCGCCGTGGTCGATCCCTGTGTCGATCCTTGCTGTTTCCTTTGCAGGCTCATCGCCGAAAAGGAAAGCCTTATCGGTCTTAGCCTTTTCCAGCTGTTCCGCCAGACCTACTACCTTGTCGCCGTCAAGCTTAAGGATAGATGTGTCAATGAGGTGACGGGCAAGTCCAACGTCCTTAGCGCCTGCCTTGGTGAGAGCCAGCTCCACGGCGCTGTCAAGCTTTGCCTTGGCAATATCGGTGTTATACTTGGTCTCCCAGTAGGCAGCTGACTTTCTGAGTGCTTCAAGGTCAACACCGTCAAATGCCTTGACCTTTTCGGTAAGCTCCTTGGCGTTCTTCTCCGCAGCGGCAAGCTTATTTTCAGCCTCCGAGAGCTTGGACGCAGCTTCATTCTGCTCCTTTCCGTGCATTTCCAGCACCTTTTCCGCCTGCTCATCGGTCATTCCGAGAGCAGTAAGTTCTTCCTTCTTCATGGAAATTCCTCCTTTAAAAATTGGTTTTGGGTATAAAAAAAGCGCCTTAAATATTGGTTTAAGGGCTTTTTAGGCAAAATTAAAGCACCCTGTCGGTGCAAGGTGCTCATTTATGCAATTTTTTTACATACTCATATATCTCGTTATAAGGAATATGGTTATCTAATGCAGATAAATAATCCTCATATGAAATACCTAACTTTTTAGCATCTTCTCTCAACTCTTCCTCTGTAACTGGAAGAAGAGGTGCGCCGTCATCAATCGTAACATGATAACATTCTTCCATTATATTACGCCTACCTTCCAATTATATGATCTTGCAAATTCGCACAGAGCTTGATAAAAATCACCGTTTTTGCCAGAAATAGTTCTAGCCCAATCTCTTTTTAGAATCTGTGCTTCGATTGCATTTTTCCTAAGCATTTCGTTTGTAACATCAAGCCTTTTACCGTTACCGATTTGCAGCCAATATATCTTGCCATCGTGGGAAGCTGCCATCATAGTTCTTATGCTTGGGCATTCGCTTGCCGTTACAATATCCTCAATACTTAGCGGAGCATTGTTGGGGTGGTTGTGTATAACGGTGTATGCTCCCGCTCTGCCTTTGGGAATGTTGAAGCTTACAGACAAGCCATTGCTGTACTGCCTGTCCTTTATTACTCCGGATATGTTGCTTATTACTGAAACTTCCTCGGACATATGACCAGCCTCTCTTGCCGAAACATATACGGAATCACGGGCTAAAACGCTGAAAAAATCCGAGTCAAATTGCCTGAATTTATTTTTGTATTCCTTGCTTTCAAAATACTCTTTAGGTTTGAACTCAGTATTATGGTACAAATCAGAATGAAGTGTGACCGGTCGCCTTTTATCAGCCCAAACAGCCCTCTGGGAAACACTCTTTCCGAACCCCACGACCCGAACACGGGAGTTATCCCTTTGCAGGTCATTGTCACGGATAAACGCATCAAGCCGTGCTTCACGGTTTTTGAGGATAACCGACCGCCGTGCAAAATCGCTGTCAAGTCTCGCTCTGAGCTGAGGATCCTCCGCCGACTGCCTTGCACCGTCAAGAGCCGCAAGCTGTCGCTTGGAATCACGCACAGCACGTTCATAGCCACGCTGCTTTTGCGTAAGGGCATAATATTCGTCGTTCTCGTTCTTGGTGAAATCGGGCGTGTGATAGGGCGTGTCAATGCCCTCAAAGTACGGGAAAAAGTTGTGTCGGCAGTTCCAGCCGCCCAGTCCCTCTCCCGTTCCGTAGCCCGTAGCATCGTAAAAATACGGATACTTGGGGTCGCCACGCACAAGACTGTATATCTGCCCCTGCCATTCGGCGTGGGAGGGACGTGCGCCGAAGTGAGAAGAAACCTCAACATAACGGCTGCCAATCTCTTTTGCAAGGTCAAGCTGTATATCACAGCAGGACTTGTTTACCGAAGAAAGTACCGCACGCCTTACGCATACATCGGCGTTATCCCGCCTGCCGCTTGGATATTCCACACGGGTAATGCCCTTGTCGGCAAGAGATCTCACCGCCGAATATATGGCATCGTTGTAGGAAAATGCTCCCGAAATAACTTTCAGGTGCGCAAGGTCCATAGCGTCCGAAAGCTGTCTGTTCGCCTCTGCTGCCATACTGTTGCACAGGTTTCTCAGCTGACCCTTGGAATTTTTCAGTCCCTTGGACAGCAGCTTCGATAAAGCAGCGGAACGAAAATAGCTGTCTATCTTCGCCCCCGTATCATCGGGAAGCTTTCCCATAGCCGCCGCAATTCGGTAAATGTCAGCGTCCTCTTTCAGTGCCTGCTTCACCGTGTCGGTGTAAATCTCCTGCACTGTCCGTTCCCTGACCTTGAGCTGACGGGCAATTCTTCGGTTGACCTCTTTGTAGGAAAGATTAAGCTGATTTGCCTTATACAGCTCCCATTCTGCGGTGGGTGTAAGATAGTTGACTTTGGATATTCTGCGGCATATGTCGCTGATTATCTCTTCCTGCAGCTCCTGCACTAAGCTTACCACTTCTGTGGGGAGTTTGTCAAGCTTTGCGGGAGATATCATTCAAAATCAACTCCGTTCGGGTACATATCAGCCGTGTCATCATCGGACGGGATATTTTCCTTTGCCTCCTCCTCGCTTTCGCCGTACCATTTTGCACGGTATTCCCATTTTGCCATGATGCCGTCCGAAACATCGGCACGGTCACGTTCCCGCTCCGCATTTTCGTCAATGAGGGGTGACTGGTCAAAGGTAACGGAAATGGCAGCCTCGTCATTTATGCTGCTGTCGATAAAGCTTTTTCCGATGTGCAGCAATGATTTTACAAGGTCGTGCAAAAATCCCTCAACACGGATAAAATGCTTGTGGGCGTTCTGAACAAGGTCCTGTTTATCACCCGTGTACTGAGTAGCTGTGACAATAGAGCCCGCATTAAACTGATAATGCTTTGTGCCGAAGCCTACCTTGAAGCTCAGGTAATCAAGTTGAGCCTGAATGCAGTCCACATTGTCCTTTACTCTCAGATCAGGGTTGTGTTCTGTGATGAGCGGCTTTGCGCCCATGTCCTCCGCAGATGAGGTTATGTAGTAGAACAGCTGCTGGTTTACCTCATCGGGAGTTATCTTTTGCCCCATGTACTCCTCAATAAGCGATTTTGCCATAAACACCTTTTTCTGACCCAGCCAGATATCGGAGTTAAGGTTGTTGTATGCAATATCAACGCCTTTGAGGTTATCAATGGCATTTGCAAATACGGCACAGCCCATACCGTTGCTGCCCTTTATGCTGTTTACGATAGCAGGTCTGCAAACAGAGAACCACGGTATAGCCGACCTTGTGTGTATAACAGGCGGAACGCTTTCGGGAAGTTTGTCCTCTTTCAGCACACCTCCGCTCTTGTCAGCCACAAACACACGGTTTTCAATAACATACTCACCGTCCTCAAGCCTGTGTATCTCAAGGTAAATTTTATTCACACCCTTGATGCACACATCAGAGCAGAATGCCGCTTCGGTGATCGTGCCATTGTCGCAGCTCAGCGGGATTATGTTCCCGCCGTCAATGTAGTTAAGGTCTATCCGTGTCCTGCTGTCGGGGATAATGCTTCCGTCGGCGGACACAGCCGCATTTTTCAGCCGTATTACCACTGCCGCAGTGCCTGACCACATCATGCGCTCCATAAGGTTGTTGACCTGTTCCCAGAAGTTATTGCTGCCGAAAACGCCGCCGTTCCCCGTGTCGCCCATGAGGAAACGGCTTGCACGGTCATCATCGGTCTTGATAAATGTTTTGTCATTTATCAGGATAGCAGCCCAGTCCTCGCATACCTTTTTTGCCATTTTCATGGTGTACATATCACGGCTCCTGCGCTTGCTGCCATTGTCAAACACAATGCGGTGAAACGGCTCATTGAATCCTCTCCACCAGTCTTCCCACATGGCAATGACATTGTAATAATCACCCGTCAGCCTGTAGCCGAATGTGCGGTTAAGGAAGTTTATTATTTCAGCGTTTATTGCTATCATCTCCCTTCATGTCAAGGTTAAGGTATTTAAGGAACGAGCTGAACGAATACTCCAGCGCATCGGCTGTATCAATATCACAAGTGCCGTTGTCAAGGCGGACATCTTCGCCGACCTTCGTATCGTCCCACACCTGCTCTTTGAGGCTGTTTATGACATTTGTGCAGTCACGGTAAACCGAGAACCGTCCTTGTGACATCAGGGTATTAAGCGCATATATACGGTCTGTGACCGCTCCCTTGTAGCTGTCCTTTACCGCAGCGCTAACGCCGTGCTGAGACATAAACGGACGGATAGTGTTTATTATCATCTGCTCGGCGCTGTCGCAGTATATGGCATAGATCGGGACGGAGGGAAAAAGGCTGTGGATAAATCTGTAGAAATCCAGCAGCTTCCTGCATACCATGTCCGTGTTGATAGTACCCTTGCCGCCCTCAACTTTGTAATCGGCAAGAGCGCATATGCTCTGAAAATTGCCGATGATGCAGGTCGCAACAAATGTGGTCTTGGACTTGTTTCCGCCGAAATCCACGCCTATGTTTATCATTCTCATAGATTTGGGATAGCTCTCTGTAATGAATTTCTCGGGTGTGTCCGCAAAATCACGGAAGATAAGTCCCTCCGCCGCTACACGTTCACCGAGAATATCACGCCTGTACCATACTGTCCCGGGGCAGTACTGGGAAATTACCTGCCTGCGGTTTTCCTCAGAAATGTTGATGTTGTCAAAAATGGTGAATTTCTGATAGTTGTAACCGAAGGCAAGCTTGCCCTCCGCCGCCTGCTTTGCATACAGGTCAATGTAATTTTTGTAAATAGAAGCTTGGGGCTGCGAGGGGTTAAGATCCCAGAATACCCTGCGGTCAAGTGCCGCAAGCTGTCTGTTAAATGCCTCTTTTATGGTGTTATCGTGATGCAGATTTATCTCCGTGGCTATCCACATTCCTACGGACATACCACGGAATTTCTTGTAGCTGTCAGCCTTTGCACCGCCCACAAATATAATGATACGCTTACGGTATCCGGTAGATCTGCCGCATACGATAAGCGCCTCATTGTCTTTGTATTTGCCCCATTTGCATTGACCACGGAAATAATGCTCAATGCCGAAGCCGTTGCTGTCGCCTATGACAGTCTTTGCTGTTGCAGCGGTCGCCGCCGAAGCAAGATGAAGAAGATCACGTGATTTTTCCAATGCCCGACAGAACGCAATAACATTATCCACTGTCTTTCCCGCTCTGACCGCCCCCTCCGCCACGTTTATAACGCAGTCACCGCAGCGGCGGATATATGCAAGATGCTTCCGGGAAAAGTTATACGGGATTGTTTTCTTCGCCCGTATCTTCTGCCGCATTGTTTATCACCTCGTTTATATCTTCCGTATCTTCGATTTCGATCTCTCCTGCAGGGTGGTCGCTGTATTTATCGGGCATACGGTTTTTAAGCAGCAGGGCAAGTGCCGCCATATTGGGCTGTACCTTCCGTCCGATAATGCTTTCCTGCCGTCTGCCGCCCTTGTAGGATATCCTCTTTTCTGTAAATGTTCCGCCCACCGCCGCACCGATGAGCGCCGCTTCTGCCTCGGAATTTACCAGCTCTTCATTTTCCGCAAGAAAAGCCGCCACGTCAGCACGGCGTGCGGCAAAGTCTCGGAGCAATTTCCTGCGGCGCTTCTCATTCGGCTCGCTGAGCGCTGCGGAGATGACGTCCTGCAAGCTCCCCGCAGCGGTGTCTTTTTTGTCATGCTGCCCTGCTACCGACATGGCATCAGCTATATCGGTCAGAGCCTGCTTTTTACATTTTTTCACATTTGCATCTCCTTTCACGCAAAGCCACAGAAACGGCTTATACGGCGTTTTGATATCTGGCAGTAAAATTACCTTGCCTTATATCTTCCGTGCAATTTAAAGGCATTAAAAAGGGGTATTAAAAGGGTGTGCCGCTCCCGCATTTCCTTTGGGGCAGGCTTCGCCATTCGGAGCAGTCTTTTTCATCTGTCCGTTAATATCCCATATGACCGTATTTCACGTCCTGCGGGAACGATATCAACCGCATTCCGTTTATACTTTTGTGTATTCCACGCCTACGCTTGTCCTGTGCATTCTGCCGCCGAAGCGTATTTCCAGCATCGCACGCTTTTTTCTGATGTTATACCCGATGATATACTGCTCATTGCCTTTCAGCCAGCCGCCCGTGACAGTGACATTTCTGTCGCTGTCAACCTCTGCACAGCTTTCGGGTATCGGTATGCCGCCGTTGATTATCAGCCGCATAAAATCCTCTTCTTCCCCTGTGATAGGTGTAGGCTTGCCCAGCCAGTTGATAACACCGTCCACCGATCTTACAATGTGATGTATCTCAGGGCAGTAATCGCAGTCAAGGAAAACATAGGACGGCAGCATAACAGGCACAGCCTTTGTCCAGCCCCCGCTTTTTCTGATGATAAGCTCACGCCTCGGCACATAAGCCTGTATGCCCTCACGTTCCAGTGCAGCACGCACCTTAAGCTCGTTCATGGGCGTGACCTGTATAACATATATCATACTATCAACTCACTTTTCTTGCTATCAATGTAATCCGCAAGCTGCCTGTACAGCTCGGGGTCATCGCTTGCCAGACCTGTAAACAGCTTTTCCTTGGCGGCATCAAATCCCGCCTCGGTAAGCTCCTTGTTTTTGATGTCCATGCTTCGCTTGTAGGAAACCGCCCTGACCAGCTCAGATGCCTGCTTGATAAGCTTCAGCGGATCGGTGCCGTCAAGGTCTTCGGGGGATAGATTGCGCACAGATGTCATAACAAGACTGCTCATCAGCTGCACTATGCCCTCAGTGGTGTCGAGGTCGGGATATTTACCGCACATCTCGGCAATAGCCCTGAAATTTTCCTGCGCCATGTGTATAGCTGCAGCGTCCTCGCAGAAGCCTTTCGCATACCTGCATACAGCCGCCTGAGAAATGCTCTGACCTGTGGTGTCTGTGATGTATTCCACAATGTCCCTGTATGTAAACTGTGCCGAGAGTATCATTTCTTCAACGGTGTTCTTTACAGCAGGGTCAAGGTTGTCGATTATGCCGTGTTTACGCCTTCTGCCCATATAATCACGCCCTTACACACGGATCGCTTGTCTTTCCCGCAAGCAGCTGTATGCCTTCGGGAGATACCTTTGCTTCCATATCGTCGATATCGTCATCGGATATGTTGGCAGGCTGCTTGTTGTCGCAGCGGCGGAGTATGATGTACTTTGACTCCGACAGATAATTGATGCAGTCGGTAAATTCCGCCTTTTCAATATCAGGCTCCAGCGCCCTGCGCAGCGATGACAGCCTGTTGAATGTTATGCGTCCGATATTTACAGCCCTGAGCACAACGCCGTTGTTATTCACGAAATTATCGGCACGCATCTTTTTTACAATGTCCTGTTCAGTCACGGTTCTGACCTCCCTTCATTTCCATAAGGATATCCATTATCTTGTCAAGCTTTTTCTCGGTCTTGACCTGTTCACGCAGGAAATCTTCCTTCGTCAGATAATTATCCTTAACGTCAGCAATGGTGCTGCGCACAGCTTCCAGCTCGT